TGGCAGAGTTTGCCTTTGCCAAGCTCATGAACATTCACTGGGACGGCAAGATTGGCGTCGTGGGCAAGGGCGATGTGGGGAGCTGGGAAGTCCGCCATACCCATAACCCGGACGGGCATCTTCTACTACAGCCAGGTGACCTGAATCACGCTCCGTTTGTCCTGCTGACCGGACAGGCGGGGGTTTATACTGTGCGCGGCTGGATCATTGGTCGTGACGGCAAGCTCAAGGAGTATTGGGGCGACAAGTACAACACGGGCCGCCCCTGCTTCTGGGTGCCGCAGTCCGATCTATTGCCAATGGAGCGACACAGTGCTTTTCCAAACAGCTCATACAAGGAGATCGCATGAGCCATCTGACAGACTGGGGCCTTGAGGCCGACTATGTGGACCCCTCAAAAATCGGCGTGTACCTGAAACTAAGCGCCAATCAGAAGTGCGTGGTCCGCATTCTGGGATCATTCAAGGACAAGAAGCTAGCCGTGCGTGGCTGGGAAGGCTGGGTCAACCAGCAGGACAATTTTGGCGAAGAGGTACGCCGCCCCCAGCGTGTGGGGATCAATGACAAGGCGTCTCTGCAACGGGCTGGTGCGGAAGACATCAAGTTCTTTTGGGCTCTGGCAGTCTACAACCGAACGCTCGGAGCCGTGCAGTGCTGGCAGATCAACCAGGTCAGCAACCGCGAACGCATCGAAGACCTGGTCGACACCTACGGCAACCCGCAGGATTTTGACATCATGCTTAAACGCAAGGGAGATGGAATGCTGACCAAGTACACGTTGGAAAAGGTGGAAAGCTCTGACGATGACACCGCAACGGCATTTAGTGCCCTAGAAGAGTCCACAATCGACCTCAGGCAGCTTTTTGTCGGTGGTGATATTATGACACCCCTTGAAGAAAAAGCCAGTGGTGGCGATTCTGAGAAGCCTAACAGGGTGGTTACGCGGTCTGACCTCAAGCCCATTGAACTGGTCCGCAACCGCATCGAAGGCGCAACGACCTACGACCAACTGGATGAGGCGCTGCTACTGCGGGACACCTACGTTGAGCGCGGTGATATCAGCAAGGCCGAACTGTTGGCGCTGAAGGCCGTCGAGCGCTCTACCAAGGAACGCCTCGCTGATGAGGAGGTGGCATGACCATACACCGTGAAAAAATTGTAGAAGACCGTATTAATGGGCTTTTGGCTAAGTACTACCGCAGTGACAATGATGCAGAGCCAAATGAAGAATACGCAGTTATTACCAGCCGAAAATATTACGAAATGGCTTTTCAGTTGTTTTGTGTATTTGAAAACAAGTTTGGTAAAGGCGATTCTTACGACGATCATTTTAAGCATGAGACATCAGCCTTTGCTGCAGAACAGGCGATGCGTGCTTTTATGGACCGATTTATGATTTTTGTGGAAGACCTAGACCATCAAGAAATCCTTGATGCACAGGCTGAAGAGATGGAAGAGTTGAAGGAGCAGTGACATGAGCTACACCAAGGTCGCCAACCAGGTGCTGGAAGATGCAACGCTATCTCTGAAGGCCAAGGGGCTTTTTGCCTATCTGGTCAAACTGCCCAAGGACTGGAAGATCCGTATCGTGGAGCTAGCCAAGCACCACAAGGACAGCCGTGACAGCATACGCACTGGAATCATCGAACTGCTGGAGGCAGGGTACCTGGAGCGCCTTGGGCGTAGTCGTGACAAGGGACAACTAAAAGACTACGAATACCGCATAAATACTGACTTCCAACCTAGACCGGAAAAACCTACGTTGGAAAATCCGGTTCAGGCAAAACCTAGTACGGAAAATCCGGTTCAGGTGATTTCGGCTCTAGCCCAGGCAGAACCTGACATCGCACCTAGACCGGAAAAACCTACGTTGGAAAAACCTACGTTGGAAAAACCTACGTTGGAAAATCCGACGCTATATATAAAAGACTTACAAAGAAATAATACTAATACCCCCCTTACCCCCCAGGGGGAAACCATTAAGCAAAATAAAAAATCCAAAAAGGCTTCCGCCGCAACGCTACCCCCCTTACCCGATTGGCTACCCAAAGACCTCTGGAACGATTTCGTAGAACATCGCCGCCTGTTGCGCAAACCTCTTACGCCTCTGGCCGCAACGCGAGTCCTGAAAATCCTGCAAGACGTAGCCGATCAGTTTTCAGAAGCCGAGGCACGCCAGTGCCTGGATACTTCGATAGCCAATGGCTGGGTGGGCGTGTTCCCGCCCAAACAAGCCGCCACGCCGCAACGCTACCAGAGCGTCGATGAGCGCAACCAATCCGTACTTGATGATTTCTTGAAAGGAGATGCCAATGGCAAGCCGGGAAACGATAGCCAGAGCCCTGAAGAGCTGGGCGGCCAACACTGGGCGGACTATTTCCAGCGACCTAGCCTCCGAGTGGTTTGAAGCCTTCCAGACCGTCAGCGATGATGACTTCGTCCGGGCGCAACGCCAGTTGCTGTTCAGCACAGAAGATCGCTATCTGCCCACACAAGGGCAAATCTGGAGAGTTTTGCGCACCCAGCCACCCGCCCTGTCGCCACAGGCGCAGCAGGTAGACAAGGAAAAGGTCACCGAGCTGGGGCGCAAGTACCTCCCCAGGCTGGTAGCGATGGCAAGACGCAACGCCACTCCGCAGGACGCAACGTCACTCGGCTGAAGTATGCTTGAGGTAGAACAGAAAGCAGAAAACGTGGTCTGGAACAGGGCGGTTGCCCAATTCCCAGTCCTGCCAGGTACGGTAGGGGATCTTACAGCGGCGAGAGGCGGCGGCCATACTCAGCCCCAGCTCCTTGCGGCTGTTGCGGAATTGTTCAGCGGTCATAAGTTTTTCAGGTTAGAAGTGCAGGACGCAACGCCACACCGGACGCAACGCCACTCAGTTTGCAAAAAACGGGAAAGAGCCCGCACGACGCGGGCTAGGTGGTAATTAGATCAAGCCGTGATAGTCAGCCGCATACATTTCACGCAGCCACAACCGATGCTCACGGGCTGCACGGACGTTGTCGCCGCGCTGATGCTTTTCTGCCAAAACTTCGCCGCGTTGACTCTCATCGGCCCACGGTTTGCGCTTGGTCCCGTTCCGGTAGACGTTACGACCTTTGCGGCGAATTGTTGCGCCTACCTGCAAAGGCTGACAACCTTCACTGGCAAGAACTTCTAGCGTGAACGTGTGTTGCTGCTTGGCTTCGCCGTAGCTATCACGCACGACTAGCGCTTCTATAACCCGTTCGCCTTTGAATTTTGGCTTTCGGTACGATCCAGCAAAAACCGCCTCTGTGAAGCGGATATGATCGCCAGTGCATACATCGCCGGTGCAGTTGATTGTGAATTCGTTCATGGTGTCCCGTGTTGATTAAAAGCATTGAAAAATAACGGTCGTGTCTGTCGTGCCGCAGACGTGCGTCTCGTCGTGTAGATGCTCCGCTAACTCGTCAAGCGTCTCAAAGGCCCAAGAATAATCGCGGTTGGCCTCTTCCAGCGTGTATTCGTAGAAGTCACAGCAGATCGCTATCACGTCGAGTTCTAACTCTACGCCGCAATCCTCTTCGTACTGCGTCAGATCATCGAACAAGACCGCTAGCCCTTCGTAGCTGAAATGGTCGTCGCGGTTCATGGTGCGGAAGGCATCGCGGAAGGTGGAGAGTGTGACTGTTTCTTTCATGGTGAATTCCCGTTTGAGATTAAAAAGTACGCTTGCGATATTGCCCGCGTACAATCAAATCTAATACGCATTGCGTATGAATGCAAGCAAAAATATAAGCAGTGCGTATATAATAAGGTAAAACAATGCCCGCCTATCGCTTTGACGTTGTGCCCGTTGCCGCTCCCCGGATGACGCACGCTGACCGCTGGAAGCGCCGTCCCTGTGTGGTCAAGTATTTTGAATACCGTGACGCTGTGCGCGATCAAGCACAGGTAATGGGCGTGACGCTGTCAGAGCGCTTTAGCGTAGAGTTTTATTTACCCATGCCGCGTTCATGGTCAAAGCGCAAAAAGCAGGACCACGACGGCAAACCGCACCAGGTCAAACCTGATGCCGATAATTTGCTTAAAGCTTGGATGGATTGCTTTGGCGAGGATTGCGCGGTTTGGAGCGTTTCCGCTTCGAAGTTCTGGAGCGCTTCGCCTGCCGTTGTGCTAGTCGTGCCTGAGCCTTTGCTCGACGATCAAGCACAGACTGAGGTGTGAGCATATCCTGTAAGATCGACACAGGCGCGTCAGGAGGTAGTGATTGGATTGCGTACAACAGCGCAACCTGGTTCAGCGTGCGGTCTGAGACTGGGTGCAACTCACGCTCTAGAGCGCCGATGTGATCGCCACAACAGCCAATCACTGCGGCTAGGTCTGGCTGTGAATATCCCATTTGCTGGCGCCAGTATTTGAGCAAGGCGGGGGCTCCTATACTTTCTAGCGGCAACTGGGGCGGGAGCCCTGTCAAGGTAGGTAAATGCTGGGGTTGTGGTGATTTTCACACAGCCGAAAAGCGGTCATATGTTCGCCCTGATAAAAGTTGATTTCGCCGCTAGCCCGCATTTTTACTGGGTTCGATGAGTTTGATTCGTATTATTATCGAACATATAGATTATCGCCATTCGCCGCTAGCCCAGTGTTTATGCGGCATTGGGCATCCTACTTAGCGGCCAATCGAGGGGTACGGGGCACAAAACGCGGCGTCGATGCTAGGTAGGTCTATCCCTTCCCCCAAACGGAGCCGAAAATGAATCCCTACACCGAACACGGCTTTGCCTCACGCGCCGATTACCTTTTGGCCTTATCGGACGAGTACGACCTACCGGAGTCGGTAGTGACGCTGGTGGCTTCACGGCTAGGCGCTGCTGAAGACTTTGACGGCTTGCTGGTGGAGTTGGCTGCGATCCGCGAGTTGCGGAGCTACTCTCTGTAGCCATCCCCACCCTATGGTGGCCCTTACGGTACGCCTTGCTTTCGCCGCAAAAGTACGGTTTGGCTTATGGCGTAACCAGGAGTTAAGCACATGCCACGACGTAGCGCAAGTAGCGCCCAGACCAAGCCGATGATCGACGTAGTCGGTCAGGACATCAACAGCGTAGAGTTTGTCCGCCGTGTGATGGGCCCTGGGACGTTAGCGGAGAAGGCCGCAGCGCTGGGCATGAGCCGCAACACTTTCGATGCGGAGCGCAAGCGTCGGGCCGATCAGATCGCGCTACAGACGCGCATTGAGCTCGACGAGAATGTCCACAAGGCGATGGCGACGTTAGTCAGCCTGTTGGACTGCGATGATCCGAATGCGCGCTACAAGGCGGCAAAGGATATTCTGGACAGAGCGGGCTTCAAGCCAACGGACCGGGTGGAGGTAACGGCGGAGGTCAAGCGGACGCCCAAGGAGATTGAGGCGGAGGTACGACAGCGCCTGGGCGATGAGTTTGGGGCGAGGCTTTTGGGCTTACAGCCGAAGGACCTGGAGCCCACAGAAGAGGCCCCTGGTACGAAACAGCAACCGGACATTGAAGATGGCGAATGGCAGAGTATCGTGGCAAAAAAGTAACGCTGAACAAGCCTCGGCGCACACCGGGTGGGCGCAAGAAGTTTGAGGTCTTTGTCAAGAACGATGCTGGCCGCGTGGTGCGGGTAGCGTTTGGCGATCCGAAGATGTCGATCAAGAAGGATCAGCCTGGTCGCAAGAAGAGCTACTGTGCGCGTTCTGGCGGCATCAAGGGCACGAAGGACAGAACGAGTGCGAACTACTGGTCCCGCAAGATGTGGGGCTGTTGATGATTTTGGAAGCGTCACGGCGATTAGGTTTGGCGGGTAAAATTTCTGAGGGAATACCCAAGCTATCGGGTCCGCCACACCATTACGGTGCCACTACTCCACGCAGAGCGAAGGAGCCTATGAGTCAAAGCGATAGGGTGGATCTTCGGAGTCTCGCCCAAGCTGCGCTTCCAAACCTTTTGTGGGCTTGAGCGATGATTGTGAACTTGAGCCCTTTGGAGATTGATTTTCTATTGCGGGAGCTGCAGGCAAACCAGGGGATGATTGCGCCAAGTGCGAGTATCCCGGCCTGGTACCGCCACAGCATTCAGGAGACGTTGCGGGATGCGCTCTTAGCGGACAGGAAGGAGCGCTGGGCCTTATCAGACAAACGCCACAAGGAGTTGTTGGATGCAGAAAAAGAAGGGCTTGTACGCGAATATACACGCCAAGCGGAAGCGAATCAAAGCAGGCTCCAAGGAGCGTATGCGCAAACCGGGGTCGAAGGGGGCACCGACAGCGAAAGCCTTTAGGGACAGTGCCAAAACTGCCAAACGTACCAAGCGAAAGGGGAAGTGATGCCAGGAATGACCAAGAAGCCGTTCAAGGTTTGTGCGAAGTGCCCGTCACCGGGGAAGTGTAAGGCGGCAGGGCGCTGTCTCAAGAAGTACGGGCCCACCAAAAAGAAATGAATTTCGCAGTCTTTGGCTACTTAGGAGCCATCACCCTAGCAAATCTGAGTTTGCTTTGGTTTGGGCCAAGTGCGGCCATTGTGAATGCTTTTTTGCTGATTGGCCTAGACCTGACGTTACGGGACCGTCTACATGAGGCTTGGGGTGATCAAGGGTTATGGCCGAAGATGTTGGTCTTGATTGCCAGTGGTTCTTTGCTGACGGTGGCTCTGAATGTAGACGCCTGGCAGATTGCGTTGGCAAGTTCCGTAGCCTTTGGGGTTGCGGGTTGTGGTGACGCGGTAGTCTATCACTGGTTACGGCACAAGCCCTACTTGTGGAAGGTAAACGGTTCAAACGTAACCGGTAGTTTATTGGACTCATTGATTTTCCCTACGCTAGCGTTTGGCCTTTGGATGCCAGAGTTGGTGCTAGGTCAATTTTTAGCCAAGGTAGTCGGTGGCTACTGTTGGGCACTCTGGTTCAACCGCAATGATACACTTTCACGGCACGCCCATTAGTGGCGCGGAAGCGATTGTCAGCAGGCTTTTACTGAGCCGCTTTGCTTTTGTCAGCTTTGCGCGTCCCCGCTATCAACAGATTTCTTTGTTTGCGTCATGACTAGAAACGAAGAGGCGGACGCCTACGTTCAGCAGCAATGGCTGGAAGAGGTGGATGAGGTTCTGAAGCTGCGGGACCTGTACGAAGAGACGCGTCGCACCAGGGCCTTTGACTTCTATGAGCCCTACCCGTTTCAGTTGCGCTTCCATGAGGCGCGAGACGATCAGGGCAACCGGGCGCGGCAGCGCTGTTTGATGGCCGGTAACAAGACGGGCAAGACCTACTCCGGTGCAATGGAGGTGGCCTATCACCTGACGGGGATTTACCCTGACTGGTGGAAGGGTGTGCGCTTTGAGAGGCCGATTCAAGCCTGGTGTGCAGGCAAGAGCCACTACGCCACACGCGACATCGTGCAAGCGGAGTTGTTAGGCGAGTCAGGCGATCCTGATGCTTTTGGGACCGGTGCGATTCCACGGGACTTGATTATCAAGACGGAGCGCAACCCCGGCGTACCGAATGCGATTGGCTTTGCGCTGATCAAGCATGTCAGTGGACGCAACAGTCGCTTGCAGTTCAAGAGTTATGATTCGGGTCCAGCGGCCTGGATGGGGGTAGCGGTGGACTATGTCTGGCTGGATGAGGAGCCACCCCAGGAGATTTATAGCCAGGCGCTGCGTAGTACGCTGAAGTCGGGTGGTCCGGTAGCATTGACCTTTACGCCAGAGAATGGCGTCACCGGCGTGGTGGGGATGTTTTTAAACGAGCGCAAGGCGGGACAGTCGTTGATTCAGGCGACCTGGGATGATGCGCCCCACCTGAGTCTGGAGGTACGCGAAGAGATCCTGGCAGCGCTCCCTCCGCATGAGCGGTTGATGCGTTCCAAGGGCATCCCGATGCTCGGTTCAGGGCAAGTGTTCCCGGTACCGGAAGACAACATCAGTTGCCCGGCCTTTCCGATTCCAGAGCATTGGGCGCGGATTGCGGGGATTGATTTTGGCTTTGACCACCCCACCGCCTGTGTCTGGCTGGCCCATGACCGGGACACCGACACGGTGTACTTGTATGACGCCTATCGCGAGAAGGGCAGTGGGATGTTGCAGCACGCTGAAGCGATCAAGCACAGAGGCCCCTGGATTCCGGTAGCCTGGCCGCATGACGGTTCAATCCACGACAAGGGTAGTGGCGAGGCGTTGGCAACACAGTACCGGCGGGCAGGGATTCGCTTTTTGGGAAGCCACTTCACGAACCCGGAAGGCGGGATTGCGGTGGAGCCGGGGATCATGTCGTTACTGACGCGGATGCAGACGGGGCGCTTCAAGGTCTTCAATCATCTCGACACCTGGTTTCAGGAATTCCGCATGTACCACCGCAAGGACGGCAAGATTGTGCGCAAGGTCGATGACTTGATGAGTGCTACCCGATATGCCTCACAGAGCCTCAGATACGCCATCACGAACAGTTTCCAGCCCAGACCTTCTGTAGCCGTGGGCAGCCTCTCAGACGGCACCTTCGACCCCTTTGACTTCTGGGTCAAACACCCCACCCCGGAGAGCTATGGCCCGCTCAATTGACTTCAACCCCAGAGCCACAATTGCCGCACGGCAACAGGAATTTCTACAACTGCAGGAATCGGGACGCTCCGCACAGGAA